GCAGGGTGATGCTCCCTGACCGCATCAGCGATCCGTGCGGCCAGATCAAACTCGCCTTCGGGCAGCAGGATTTGGCCGTCGAGATCGGCGGCAAGCTGGGCCTCTTTCCACTTGTTGCCACGGCGATCCTCGGGGCCGCGCAGGACGAGGTTCTTTTCCGGCTCCAGCACCAGAGCGTGGACGGCGCTTCCCAACGCGAAGGCCGAGGTTTCCTTGCGGACCTTGCCCTTCCAGTGTGCCAGCGACTTTGTGTGGACCGCCTTCACGTCCGATGACGAGATCGCGGGGTGGGCGTGGTATTCCTTGTTGGTCAGGTCGGTTCTCATTGCTCTCTCTCCACTAGGTCAAAGTCATCAAAGGTTTCGCCCTGAACCCGCCGCACGGTGGCAAACATAGCGGGAAGGCCGTAGGCCACGCTGGACTCATAGGCGACGTGAGCCTTAGCCTTATGCGGCCAGAAATTGATGAGTTGGTTGCCAACTTCCATCTGAAGATGCCAAGGCGCGGCCTCATAATTTGGCCAAAACAACTCGCTGATAATGTTGTTGTCGTAGGCCGCCACGATGAAGTCGCGGTTATTCTGGTCCTGATCGTCGTAGCGGGCGTACATGTCCTCTGGCAGCCCGGTGAACGGTCGTCTGGTCATTTCTTCCTCCATCCGTAATATGCGATCAGAGCCGCCTCGGCCCTGCCGTCGTCTTTTTTGCGCGCCCACAGATTAGACTGATCTGGAAACACGCTTGATGCGTATGCCCTTGATGCGTCCTTGTCGGTGGATAGGCCGAAGTGCTTCTTCCACGTCGCTGGCGGCACTTCATTCGTCGGCACGCCCGCGAAGAACAGGCAGGCTTTCATCTCACCGTAGGCCTGCGCGATGGTGACAGCGTTCTTGATGCCGATCATCCTCGGAAAGAAAGGCTTTTCGATCCACGCGCACCGCACGCTGCCGATCTCTGACAGGATGGCACGCTTTTCCTCAATGGTTCCGGGCATGTCGAACACGCGCACGCTCATGTCGTCCGCGTCCATGACCGCGATGGCTCCCGTCTTGCCGGGGTCGATGCCGATGTAGAGGGCCATCAGAGAGCCTCGCCCCTCAAGCCGACCAGCATCTTGGCCTGCATGTCTTTCTCCTTGTCCGCAATCTCGCCGCCGCAGGCCAGATAGCCGCAGCCGTCGATCCAGTTGTCCGCGTGCGCCGGGTTCGACTTGGCGCGGGCCAGTTTCAACAGGGTCATCATCACGGCCACGTCGTGCGGTTTGATGTTACGCCCGAGGTGGGCCGACCAGTACGCGGCGATCAGGCCGAAGTTAGCCTCCGCGTCGCCGTGCGTGGCGTCCCGATCCTTGGTGATATATTCCTTGGCGGTGTCGAGGATGTCGGCCCGGTTCATTTCCAGCACTCCCTGTCGCGGATTTCTTCGATCCCGGTGATTTGAGACAGCCGGTTGCGGTAGATCGCTCCCGGCACGATGCTCCCCTGCATCCAACGCGACATGCTCGATTTGGCGACCGGGACTTGATCCGCGATCCAGCCTATCTTGCGTCCTCCATTTTTTGCCCATTGTCTGATTTGGTCTTGAGCCTTCACGGCGTCCTCCTGTGTTTGATGTGACATGTGTATTTGTGAAATAATTTTGCGTCAAGTGTAATTTTTTGCTTGCATGAGGTGTTTCTAGCTGTATGGTGGGGATACGAACTAGCAACAAGGAGCAACCAACATGTCAGAGAAAAACATCACCATCACGATCACGCTAGACCAAGCATACACCGCGATTGACTGCATCGACCGTGACATGGACTACAGCACGCACAGCCTGCCAGACTATTACGATCTTAGCGAGATGCTGCACAATCTGCGCCGCGTTGAACTGCGTGAGCGCCTACACAACGCAATCAACGCTCTGAAGGAGACCAAATGATGCGTATCAGAGACATCGCCGCCGACCTGATCGGCATCGTTTGCATCTTCGGCCTGCTCTACGCGGGCTTCCTCTTCGGCTTCGGTATGGGGTGGTGAGATGAACCTCAACAAAGGCCACAAGGCCAAGATCGTCCTCGACATCATGGCCGACATCCCCATGATCGACTACAGCGCGCAGGCGCAGGCTCTGCTGCAAGCCAAGGCCATCGAGAAGATGCCTGCCGAGGTGCGGGCGGTCTACGACAACCCGGACATGCGCCACTGGCTGGCTAAGCGCTACGCTTCGCACCACACCCACCTTTCTGTCTCCTACATCTTCTGGCAGTGCAGGAATGGTGCTGGAGACTTGCTCTACGCCTCACGTTGCGGGCGCAACGGCGACCCGGAGGACCGAGAGCTTGTGTCCGAGGTCCACGATCAGATTTACGAGCTTGCCAAAGCCGCCGAAGAGCAGTGGAAGGCACGTCGCTCAATGGAGGACAAGCTCAGGATGATGCTCTATGACATCCGCACCTTGAAGCAGGCCAAGACGCTGCTTGAGCCGGAGCTTCACAAGTACCTACCGGAAGAGCCGCCCAAGGAACCCAAGCCTGCGCAGGCATCGACGGCGCTGGTGCCGTATGTCGTGGCTGGCTTGCGCGAGATGGGGTGGCCCAAGGATCAAGAGGAGGTTGCGTGATGGCCATCAAACTAAACTCAACAGAAACTATGGCCGTCCTGTCGGCCCTGAGCATGTACCGTGATGCCCTGCAAAATCCGCCGTGGTGGTTTGTTCCCAAGGGGGATGGCAGCGAGGATGTTGCTGAAATTGAAAGGCTGGAAAAATCATACAGACGGTCGCTTGGCGCACTTCGGAGGCTTGGAAAATGACCAAAGAAGAATGCCGCGCCTACATCGCCCGCAAGCAGGAACAGATCGACGATCTAGAAAAGAGATACGGCACGGGCGTCCGTCCTAGCTGGGTGGGGGAGGAGATTATGATCCTGATCCACTATCAACGTGACGCAGAAGACCAACTTGCATATCTGGAGAAAAACAATGCAGCCGACTGAACTGGTAGTAACCAACCGCCTCGCCACTGGCACCACCTTCGCCGTCCTTGCCAGCGACATGACGCAGAATGTGTTCATCCCGTCCAAGCTGGCGTTGGATGCCAGCCTGCGCCCCGGCCAGAAGGTCATGGCGCAGATCGTGCCGAACATGAGCCAGCCGGAGAAGACGCCGTGGCTGGCGATCTCGCTGGAGGATGCCGCGCCTGTATCACGGGATGATACGCTGGGTGCCTTCATCTTGGGCAACCTGCAGGCCGATGGCCGCGCCACCGTCGAAGAGATCGCCGAGGATATGAACATGGCTGACGACAAGATCGCCGCCAAGCTGGCCGAGTTGGTCGCAGCCGGGCGTGTGGTGCGGCTGACCTGCTTCGATCTGCCGGAGGATGTGGCATGATGTTCTGGCGCAAAGAACCAAAGACCATGCCGCACCGCGACATCCACGCAGAGGCGGCACTGGCGATCAGCAACGCGGCGTCTGTGCTGCCACCCAAGAGGTTCATGGACCTCGTTTACTGGGCCATCATCAGCAACCGCCAGATTAGTGTCGAGGACATCGACGCGCTGGCCAACAGACTGTCGCGGGCGGCTTGGGAACGGGGGCGGAGATGACCCACTTCCACCCAGATTATGGCCTGACGGACGACCTACGCCTAGCCGCCGTCCAAGACGCTGAGATCATAGGCGTGAAGCAATCCGCCGCGCTGCACCGCATCTCGGTGCCGAGCATTTACAAGTGGCGGAAGATATTTGAGGGGGAGAAGACATGAGTGGCAAAGAACTGGTGAAGCGGTTGCGGGATGCTGCATTTCTGGCGTTTGATGATGGGACTAACGATTACGGCACCCCGGTTGAATCCGCCGACCGCATTGAAGCCCTGACCGCCAAGGTCAAACTTATGGACGATCTCGACGTTATCAACGGGGAGAAGATCGAAGCCCTGACCGAGCAACTCAAGACCGTGTTGGACCGTGAAGCTGCAACCACTGCTCGGTATGACGCAAAGACAGATGAACTGGAAGCCAAGCTGGCGAAGGCGGTGGAGGCGTTGGAGCCGTTTGCCAGAGCAGCAGAAACTTGGGAACCAGATGATGGAGACAGCGGGTTGGGCGCAAGGATCGAACATCCTCATCATGGTTTAGAGCGACACGCAGAATTTACCTTTGGCGATTTGCGTCGCGCCCGCGCCACCCTCGCAGAGATCAAAGGAGAGAGCCATGAGTGACGAAGAACTGACGCAGGCAATGGCCGAGTTGCAAGAGGTTGTAAGATGCCGCTGTGACGAAGCCTACAGAGACCGGGGGCTTAAAGACCCTCATTGCGAGTGTGACAGCGCCGAAGCCGTGAAGATTGTGGCCAGCCGCATCAAAGCCCTCACCGAACAACTCTCAGCCGCACGGAAGGACGCCGAAGAGGCCGAGGCTTATGCGGAGGAGGTGGAGGCAGACCGCAAGAAAACATACGAAGCCCTGCTTAAAGTGTCGCGCATCCACGGCGAGGTTGAGGCCAAGCTGGCGAAGGCGGTGGAGGCGTTGCGGGAGATTGCGGGTGAGTGCGGTTGCTCAACAGCCCGCGCCACGCTGGCCGAGATTGAGGGAAGCAATGCCCCGTGAAGTCAGCAACAGCCCCGGCGCGAGAGCGTTGAGGCTTGCGGGCTACGTCAAGCTGCCTGCATGGTGGGTGACTCAGGAGCAACTTTTGCTGATCGAATACATGTGCCGGGGCAATCTCGAAGAAATCAACCGCATTAAAAACGAGGCAGAGGCTTGCCAGCCACCGCGGCAATCAGATAGTTAATGCAAGTGAGGGGCGCACACAGGCTTTGTGTTGGTCGAAAATCAGACTGCGCTACGGCTCATTTTCACCAGCGCGCCCCTCACGATCTTTCATCCTCTCAGCCAGCGCCAGCACAAGGCCGCCGAACTGGCCGAATGGAATGATGGCCCGATGCTGGCCGAACCAGACAATCAGGCCATCGCGTGTCACCCGCCAAGACGCTATGGGATAGCCGTCTTTCACCCCAGCAGCTTCGCCAGCGTCTTCGGGCCAGCCACGCCGTCAGCGGTCAGACCGTTGGCCGACTGCCACTTCTTCAGGGCCGCCTCTGTGCCGGGGCCGAACTGGCCGTCAGACGGGATGCGGAGAGCAGTCTGCATGCGCTTCACGTCGTGGCCCGTCGAGCCAACGCGCAGGACGCCCGTAGAGGCCGCAGGAGCGGCGGCAGGCGCACTGGTGTCGATCTTGCCACCCAATGCCGCCATAGCCTTCGCATAGCG